GGCAAAATTCTGAGTAATCTTTAGCTATACATACATAAAAATTGAGCAAGTTTCCATCCAAAATCATTAACTGCCACCTCCCTCTGAGTTTTCAAAAAAGCTTTGCAACAATCATGTCTACTCCTATGAATGATCCTTTAAATGCTTCTGAGTCTTCCTTGAACTTGTCTCAGATAGGCTTACTTCAAGGATCAAGAACTCGTGATTTGCACAACCCAGTAACTCTATCTGACAAAGCAATGCTGACTCAGAGGAACATAAATCTTCAAGCTGATTTCTGGTCCTTGTCAATAAGAATAAGAGGGGAAGAATTCATGCAAAAGAAACGAGGTGACAATTTATCTGATGAGCTCTGGAAACAAGAATTGAGTCATGTTAGACATGATCATGTGGCATCTATGGGGATTGAGAAGACAGACATGTCTCTGAGGACATTAGGAATAGAGAAAGATTTAACTCCTGATTACATAAATAGAGATTCTAAGCTGGTGATTGAGCTAGCCACCTCAGCTGTGGATTATGATAAAGTGCTAGATAGAGCCTACAAGAAGAAAATACTAGCATATGAGGGTGCATTACATGGCATTGAGGTGAGATATTGCATACTTGTTGTTTCACCTTTTAAAATCATGACTAATTGTTACTTGAGGGATGACATTGTTTCTGAACTATGCCGACGATGTAGAGAGGGTATGAGTATGGAAAGTTCAATTGAGGAGCAGACCTCTATTAGGGTAAATACAGGGGATTATGAAGATGATATAGATTTAAGAGAAGTTGATAGATCGATTGAATCTTTGGAGACCATGAATTTATATTCTGCTTGGGACTTTAATGAAGAACTGAGATCAATGTCACTCCAAGAGTCTAGGTCAGAAGATGAGATTAGGAGCAAAGAGATTCTTGACCAGAGTTGGAGGGAATCAATGAGTCTGCAGAGTAGATTGTCTGCAGATTCATTAGATAATTATCATAAATCTTTGTCCTCCCAAGAAGTTCGCAAAGACCAGAAAAGGATATTTACACTACCAGCAATATTACCTGATTACACAAATGAAACTGCACGCATAGAAGATTTTCTGGGAATGGGTAATTTTCTCCATGAAGAAAGGTATGTCAACATCTTGTCAGAGCTTTGGGCAGAAGGTATATCTTCTTCTTTCAATGAGTCCAGGCAGCATCCGGAATCAGTCCATTATCTTACTTCTCTATCTGAGGCATATACAGGAGAACAAGAAAAGGAGAAGCACCATTTGAGAAGAGCATTCATGTTTTTAGATACTCTTGGAAGTGAGGAGAAAGAATTAATAGCAACATCAGGACCAGGGGCAAAAATGTTTGCTAATAGTACATTAGTCTCAGATCATGAAAAGCATCAGAAGAAAGGTTTCTCCCACATGACTGATACCGAGGATATTGAGAAATTCATTGAAGGGGATCATCTTACAGGCTTTAATTCTAGACTTTCATCACAATCAACAATATTTGATATGATAAATAAAAGTGAGTTCAAAACTAGTAAAAGGAAGCTGTCGAAGAAAATGTTCAACTGGCTTGGGGAGATGGATATCATCAATTATTGCAATTTTGTGTCCAGCCTTTGTCTTGAGTTATCATATGAGTACAAAATCCCTCACAAGCCTGGAGGGTGGACATGTAAGGCCATGAGAGACTATCCTGTTCTTATACTTCTGAAAGCAACTGGGTCTCACATCTTCTTCTCTCTATGTGTCAAATCATCAAGCTCAGACATCTGGGATACAGGAAGGTTAGGAGCCAAAGTGTGGAGAGTTGGCGAGTACCTAATGAGTGATTTTTCTTCTATGGTAGAAGGAACCCTAGAGCATTTTCTCAAAGCAGGTCCTTACATGGCATCAATTTCAGCATATCTAATGCAGCATTTTTCCATTCAATTTTTAACACAAGAGGCAACATTACCCTTAGATTATTTCCAAACCTTGAAAGGAATATTTTTAATTTACATGAATAATAAAAATGACATTGAGAATCTGATCATGGACACTAGATTCTTATTCATGACTGTCTTGCAGAGACATGAATCTGACCCTTATAAATTTATATCTAGACTCCCAGAGGTATTACGATCAAGATTGTCAGTTTACTACCTCAAAAGGGTGGAATGGCTCATGAATTTTTACAGGAGTAGGAAGCCAAGACAGGTTAAGGTTCATGGGATCCCTGAATCAGATCCAAATTCTGTCAGATATCTAGGCTTGAGGTCAGTATTTCATAATAGTCCTGTGTCTTTAGATCAGCTGATAGACTCTTTCTATTTCAGTTATCCTGTATCAAAGATGAAAGGAAGGGTAGGCGATAGAAGTTTTAAGATAGTAAAAAAAATAGTAGTGGAGGAGATGTGGGCTCGAAAACACATACCTGAAGAGAAGGGGATAATCTGGGCAGAGAGAAAGTCTCCTGAAAGACATGCTTGGTCCCCCCATTTGCTAAGGTTCATGATCGACAATTGCAAGTTGAAGTGGATAGCACTCTATGGAGGAAATTGGTGTGACCAACTGATGAGACATATAAAGAGGGATTTTTCCAAGAGAAAATTCTCTGAATTAGCCACTCTGAAGGCCAGCTCCAAAAATCATCTAGATCCACAAATTAACTTACCTAAATTTGAACTTGAGCAATCAACAGGCAAAGTTTATGTAGAGAAACTAAAGAAGCTCAATCCTAAGCTTGCAGGAAAGAGACCTAGAGTGATTAGTGCTTTAGTAGAGTTGATTCGTGATTTCATGAGGGATACGCATGACCTTGAACCCACATTACTGAAACTATTAACATACTCATGTGAAGAACTTCATAACAGGGGTTACATTTACTCTGATTGTTTCCCAAAAGATCAGCATGGTGGTGACAGGGAAATTCATGTTCTTGAAATCAAGGCTAGAATATTACAGTTCTTTGTGGAGAGAGTAGCAATATGCATGTCAAATCTATTTAGGTCTGATAGTGTTCTAAATCCCAAGAGAAAAGATGGTTTCATGAGAGAACATGAATTGATGTCTCAAGCTAAGCTTGGAAACCACTTGACCATCTGTAAGTCTGCTGATGCCACAAAGTGGTGCCAACGCCATCATGTGAGCAAATTTTATTTTGCAATGAATAGAATAACAGAAGGCAAGTTGGATGCTCTGTTATACCTGACATTCTCTTTATGGGTGAGAAAACGTATTGCTATTCCTAATGAGCTTGTGGGGATTCTTCACACTTCTAAATTTGAGGAATCAACAAATAAGACCTTGCATTGGCTCAAGAATTGCTTTCTATCAGGTTCTCCTCCATTCATAGGTGAAGACTCAAACACAATAGAGGTGAAATTTGGGATGTGGCAAGGGATATGGCATAGGGTCAGTTCTATTTTCCATTCAATAGTCCAGGATGCATATGCAGATTTAGTCAGAGCAATCCTTGTTAAGAGAGGCATGCCTGCAGTTGTCACAGTAATTCAGGGGAGTGATGACTCAGCTTGTGCCATCAGTTATTCTAGCAAGAGGAAATTTGATCATGTTTATCTACACATGATACTGAAGTGGAAAGAAGAGATTCAGAAATTTCTCTCGATTTGGCCTAGTGAAGCAAAAACCTCTGTAGGGACTATCCTCCTAGTAGAGTATAACTCTGAGTGGTGGTATAGAGGTAAGGTTATCAAGCCTACTTTTAGATGGGTTTCTGCATGTATGGAGACAACAATTGTAGAGACTTTTTATGAGAGGCAACAAATTTTCTATAATGAACTAAGTACAGCTGTAGAGAATGGAGTATGCACCTTAACTGCATCTGTAATACAAAAGTGTCAAGCATGGCTTCATTACATTGTCATGGGGTTTAGTAATCATGTCTTAAGGAATACTGTTGCTGAACAACTAATTGCATATCCTCATCCAGCACTAGGTTTCTTTCCTCTGGACGGTGAAGAATACTGTGGTACCACAGGTTTTGACTATTCTTTGTTTTCTTTAAAGAAAGATACAGGATTGATGATACAGAGTGATGAAACAGAGATACTTCACCCATCAACTACTCTAGATTATGATGAGAAAATTGATAAGTCCTTGAGAAGAGATTTAAGAAATATAGTTCTCAGGTTCGGTAACAAAAAAATATGGCAGAGGATAGTAGAAGAAATGGATATTGGGGAGTTACAAGATGCTCTTAATATCATCAAGCAAGATCCTTCTAGACTATATGATGAAAGTAGTCATTGGGAAGACCAGAGAATGTGGATGATCATGAAACTCTTCCAAACAGGAGTTAGAGCTTCTCTTGCAGCTTGGCAACCAACAATTAGATCAGCTGTGAGTTCATCATACCTTTTCAACAGACAATGTCTAAGTAGCCGGCTAAGTTCTACAGAAGTGGAGAAAGTGTCCCTTTTAAGAGCAATTGTTCATGCCAGGACAAAAAATGTGATGAGAGATCCTGAAGAACAGATTGAGACTGTTCAGTCTCAATATTTATTTCCCAATCAAATTGAATATGAGTCCTTTTACAATTACATACAGGAATTAAGGAAGGGGTTCAGTTTTCAAGAGGTACCTTATGGAAGACACTCAAAAGTAACAATACCTGTCTGGGGAGAAATCAATCTATCAGAGACTCCTTTAATTGACATTGTGAAAAGGCAATGGTTCAATCATCCTTCTGTGCATGTGTCTCGATCTGTATTTAGGCTCTTATGGGGAGAATGCAAAGCAAAGTATAGATTTCTCAGAGATACATATGATGAGACTATCAAATGTTCTGGATTAGATCATATAGAATTATATAGTTTTTTACAGTCTGCCTCAAAGAAAACACGAAAGATAACTTTGCAGGATACTTCTGTTAGAAATCCAGATCTGATATCTGCATTGACTAGAATATACTGGCCTCAGATCAAGGTGAGAACTTCACAGATGAGTGTAGATCAGTCCATTCTCACATTACGACACATGTTGATGTGTGCAACAAATTTTTTCTTCTCACGAAAACATAAGCAGAGAGTTGTTAAACAAATCTTGCAAAAGTCAAACATGGTCAGCATGACTCTCAAGGATTGCCCTATGAGGAGTAGAAGAATTAAAGTCATTACAGACTGGTTGATGAACCAAGATAAAGCATCTGTGATTAGAGATATCCCCTATGCAAAGAATGGTGTGATGGGATTCTTTGTAAAGAGACAAGATAGACAATGGGATTCTAGAGGTAAGGTCTCTTATTCTGGAGAAGGCTTATGGGTAGGCTCAGTATGCGACATCCCTTGTAGGCTTGAGATCAAAGGGCGCACTTTAGTCAGGATTCATATAAAATACTTGCAAGATTCTGTGAGTCTCTCCAAGCGCCTGAAATTACTATGCACAGAACTCTCTTTAACCCCCCCTGAATTCCCAATTCCATCCAAGTCATATTATTACCTCAATTCTAAGGGGCACTTCATAGTATCTCCGATAGCAGTGCAGGATTGCTTTGCTGTTGAGACGAATAAAGACCAAGAATTTCCTGAATTAGAAGCCTTGATAAAAAAAGACTGGCATGTTGAAATATCAGGGAGTACAATTAGATTGTGTTATGAAGAAGATATAATGCAAGGAGATACAAAATTTGTTACAATAATTAGTGACACTTTCACATCCAGAGATTGGTCTCCTCAACTGACACCTAAGGATTTGTCATGGTGTAAGAGTAGAATATTCTCTAGCTATTGCAGAGGAGAAGGAATCATGCCTCATATACTTTTAGAGGAATTAAAAATTCAACCTAATAGGGAATACATGTCCAATTTGTTATCTCGAATGTCCGAACAAGATCATGAATTAGGGATATATTCTCTTAAGGCATTAGGTCAATCTTTAAACAATTATATAATGTTGTCTAGATCTCATAAAGACCAGCAGGATGCATATCTTGAGATGATTGCAAAGAAGAAGATAGAAGGTGAGATTGTTTACGATATAGATGAGTCTGATTTTCAAAACATGTTGAGTTTTGAAGAGCCTAGTACAGATCTGTTCAGCATGGTTGAATCTTGGGCAGAGGCAGTGGAAGATGAGGACAATGGTAATAGAAAAAGCAAGATGAGAGAAGTACAAGGTTCTGAAGACCATCTGGAAATAACAGAAGCAGATCTGGAAGAAGCAGAGTGGACAATGGATAATAGATTGGTTGAGGAAATTGCAGACTTATTTTTCACTACTGATCTAGAGGATTTCAATATCTCTTATATGGAATTTGATCTACTGAAGTCTATGCCTTTGGAGAATCTTTTCTGGAATGAAATAATATTGATGGCTCAGTCTGAGACACAGGGGCATCATGTGATAGAAATGATGTCTCAGAACAAAAAACCTTCTAAATGTAAGGGTTTCCTTAGTCATGTTGCATTTTACTTTTCTTTAGCTCTGAATCAAAATCTTTATAAAGCTGAAACTAATGATTCTCCTTCTGAATCAGATGTAGGTCTAGTCACTAGCACAAAAGATCCAATCTTATCAGGAGAAGATGCGGAGAAGCACTTAAATGAGTTAGAAACAACAATTAGTCAAATTGATGATGTGTTAGAAGGGTTGCCAGAGGGACCAAGAGAAATTCTTAGAAAGAAGAGAAAGGAATTAGTATTGCAAAGAGAGGCATATCAAAATATGTCAGAGGATACCATTTTCCCTGATATACAGTACTGGGATTTCATGGATTCTCTAATCAGGCAACTGAAAGAACATGATATATGGGACAAGAGTGCTCTAACATCAGACTTGGAATCTCTGGTGACATTATTATTAAGTCAATGCCTAGAAGAGAGCATTGCGATGAATAGAATGAGGATGATTGCAGACTCAGATCTTAATCAAATGAGGGTTAGAATCTGGGATAGAATGGTTAGCACAAATCTCATGAGATACATAACATTATCATTTTCTTTATCTGCTGGATATAAATACAAGGGTAGGCTTCTGTATGAGTATGATGCCAAGATAATAAGTAAATCTATAGATTTTGTTTTTGGATAGAGCCCGGGGGAATTGCATATTTATGCTTCAAGTTCAGAGTGTGTGTCTTTCGATTATAGCATTTATTGCCAAG